GAACCTACTTGACCTGCGTCAACATTACTCGGCGCACCTAAAGTTCTATTCCCTGCTAAAGTTAGTGTAAAGTTTTGCCCAACATCAAAGTCAGAGGTTACAGTGGATGCATCAGTAAGAGTCTGAACTGTTGATAAGGCTGGACCATTAACATGAAGTTTCTTTAGAGGAGTAGCTTCATTAATACCTATATTACCTGTCTTGAGAATCCTCATACGTTCTGTATGGTGTGTTCCAAATACTATATGAGCAGTCGTATCAGAACTTTCCTGCATAATCTCAAGTATATTGGTGCCGTTTTGATAACCTATTGTTGCTGTATTAGCACCACCATCTTGTGAGAGCAGGATTTGAGCATTATCTGTTTCAGTAACATTATCTGAATCTGCTTCAAGTAATAGACGGGCTGGTCCAGTGGATTTAACATGGAGAAGTTCAGTAGGTGTAGCAGTACCAATACCTACATTACCATCAGCTAGAATCGTTATTCTTTCTGAGGAATTTGTCCAAAGAGCTAATGGAGAATTTCCTGATTTAATGTCTAAATCATAAGTTGAAGCAACTTCAGCGGCAACACCATTTCTAACTGATTTTAATGTTAAAGTTTGATCAGTGTTAGCTTGAAGCACTAATGATGATTGCGCTGATCCATCACTTGGGTTTGCAACTAATAACAGATCATCAGCAAAGGTAGCACCAGCGTTAAAGATTGCTTTACCAGCTTCACTCATATCAAATGTCAGGGCATCAATTGTAGAACCACCGTCATTTCCTTGTATAATAAGATCACCGTCTTGAACCATTGATCTAAGAAGAAATTGGGTTGTTGAACCATTTGTTCCAGCTAAACCGTATGAAGTACCACCAACTTGAAAGTAAGTACCGTTTTTGCCAGCATTATTTACAATATAACCATCAGGGGCTAGAGTGATGTGTCCATCATTACTAGCAGCATCTGTAGTTGCTAGGGTGGTGGCACCATTGGTACCTGCAGTTATCTTGAAGGTATCATCTGTGTCTCCTGTTATGGTTAGTACTTTACCGTCTAGGTTTATAAAATCACCTATCTGAACACTTGTCTCTACATCAAGAGAATTAAATGTTCCAGCATTAATAGAAGTGATAGCAGCTTTATTAACAGAAGTTAAAGCTGACACTGCAGCTACTCTGGTGCTGACAGCAGCTATATCTACTTTGTTTACCGAAGTTAGTACACTAACTGCATCTACTCTTGCACTTACTGCTGCTACATCAGCATTAGAAGCTATAGTTGTACCTGCAATAAAGATATTAGTAGCAGCAAATAAATTATTAACTGAAACATTACCAGAAAATTCTGCCGCTACACCTGATACCTTAGTAGTAAAGCTACCTGTATTAGCAATAAAATTAGTAACAGATAAACTAGGATTAACAATAAGCGTTGCACTCGTATCTATTACACTTACAACTGCACCGTTTTGAGTAGCAATTAATCCGCTTGTAGATGTAACCCTAATATTTTTAACTGTACCACTAGAACTAACTAATGCGTTTAATTCAGCAGCAGTAGCGGTAAGTGTAGTACCATTAAGTTTTAAAGTTGAAGCACCATTAATATTAACAAAGCTACTAGATAATTGTAAAGGAGTAAAAGAACCATCAGCAGAACGAATTGTTTTTAATGTCCCAGTAATACCTTCATTAGGAATAGTACTGACAGCAGCATCGCTCGCATATAGCAATGTCTTGTAAGTATTTATAATCTCATATGCTGTAAAATCGTCACCAGTTGCCATTGTTTTTTCCTATATATTTGACCAGAAAGAAAAGTGTTTTCTTAATGTAGACGGTTGCCATGATACTCTTAATGGAAGTTGTCCTACTGCACTTGTTCCTGTTATAATACTTACTGCCATTCCTACTTCTACTGTACCTGTAATGTTTCCTATTTTAATAGGTTCACTATTTAAATCTAACCTTTCTCCTTGATCATTAAATCTTTGAATTATAGTTCCAGAAGCTGTACTAGTAGAAGGATGTTCTTGCTTCATTGTAATTTGAGTAGGGGTTAATAAATCTTGAGTTACAGAAATATCTAATCTTTGAGTATTATCCGTAGAAACAGGAAAGATTTGAGTTACTATAGTTTCAGTAGTAGGTAAATTAAATTTAAATACATTATCCCAATCATAGTTAGCATTTGCCCACGTTATGTTCCTATCTCTATTTGAGGGAGGACGAGGGTTGCTTATATTTATGTCTTCTCGTACATCCGGTGCTTTATTTTGTGGA